TCTTATAGGCAAATATTCTGTCCTGTCTATCCTTGCTTGTATCTTTACTGCAAGCATTTTTACTTTTTGTGCATAATCATCATCTTTGACTGATAATGCCATTCTTTCATCTGGAGAGAAGTATCTATAATCTGTAAGTTTAGAAGAAACAGCTTTCAATATCTTTTCATTGCACCATCTTAATTTTGCTTTTTCTCTATTGAGCATTCTAGATAAGTGAAAAGAGAAACTATTTAATAGAACACAAGCTTCTGCACAATCTTCAGAAGACATTTTTTTTAACTCTTCTTGCGAAAGATATAGGTACTTCATACAAGTAAATTCTAAATCTTTAGGGATTGAGGATAAACCTATTGAGTTTTCATAGCTATCTAAAAGAGAATCAAATTTTTCTTCTTCACTAACCTTCAATTCTTTTTCGCCATTGTTGTTCTGATTCATTGAATGGTAACTCTATAAGGTAAATGTTATTTTTTTCACACCACTCTATTTTATTCTTATCATTTTTTTTAGAATGATAAAAGTTTAACATCGTATTATGAAAAAAAGGTATGAATTTGTAGTGTTGTTCTCCATGAACTTCAACTATTGTTTTTCTCAATGGCAACCAAAAATCTGCTGCTAAACCTCCAGAACCAGGCAAAGTTGCTTCTTCTAAGATTCTGTCCATTGGATACATTGCTTTAAGTATAGATCTAGCCAACAAATGCAATGAAGATCTAGGTTTAGAATCATCATAATCTGGAACATTACCAGAAGTCCAAGAGTAAGTTTTACCATCAAGACCTATTACTTTCACGATATAATAGCCTTAATTTCTTTTTCTAAAGCAGCAATCCACTTAGGATTTTCTAATAATAACTTATACATTTTTTCTGCACCTTGAGTTTTAACCATTTTTATAGTGGCATCATCCCAAGCTTCAGACTTTAATAGCTTTAAATGTCTTTCCATAAAGTCTAATGTCATCCAAGCTCCAGCTTTGTTTATAAGCCCAAGCTGACAACCTAAGTTAATTGCTTCGTATGTATTATCTATTCCAATTCCATATCTTATATAACTGTCTACTTCCATTCCAGGCGATCCCAAAGAACAAGATTCAATTAGCCAGTGTACTTGCTGACCAATTTGCTTGTCTTTTCCTTCACCACCAACAGTCCAAGGCTTATCAGACTTTACTCTCATTTGAACATCTGCTTGATATTGCAATGTTCTAGAACCCTTTTCTGTGTAACCACCATACATACCTTGAGATTGAGTTAAGTGCATAATTGCCCAAACCATACAGTTTTGTACTGGCACTATATTAGCTGCTTGCCTACAAAATCCAGCAAAAAGCTTATTACCAGCCCCTCTATTCTCATAGCCAATACCTTGATCCATTTCCTTCTCATCACATAGAGCAGAAACGCTATCTATGATGATTAAACTGCCTGGATGAGTATTGATAGCTTTAAAAGCTAAATTTAGATAGTCTTTTGCGGTAAGAATCTTTTCTTGAGTAGATCTATAGATTGTCATCTTATTCAAATCTAAGCCAGCTATGCCCCTTAGATTCATAGGCTTTAATCGACCCTCAATGTTTAGATAATACACATGTCTAGAACCATTCTCTGGTTTTTGACATTGAGCAGCAAAAGATAGTGAGGTAAGCGTGTTATGAGTTACAACAAAATTGTCTGTTAAATACAAACCGCTTTTATCTCTAACTGAGATACAAACACTTTGTTCTCTTCTTGTTTTTACTACAGATATTATTTTTCTAGATATGTTATTTTTTACATCTTTCTTTTTAAATTTTTCTTTTTTAAATTCAAGCAGCTTTTTTTTATTTTTAATAATAACAGAACAATAATAAATAAAGTTTTCTTCATTATTTTTGTGTCTAGATATCAGGCATATTCCACCTAAAGATTGAACCAACAACCTAAAATCTTCAGCAAATTGCTTTGATGATATTGTAAGAATTGGAGTTTCTGTTTTTGTTATATGTGCAAAGCTGAGTATTCCTTGCAATAAAGACATTCTATTTTCTACTGAATTGTATAAATAGTTTGGGGGTATAAATTTTTTAGATGTTTTTTTCCCAAAAAGACCCAATTCTTTTAATTCATCATGTACATTTATTGTTAATTGTTTTTCTTCTTTAGTATAAGATATTCCAGTTCCATTCATTAAACTACAAATTCGATCAAGCAGTTTTTCATTCTCAATCAATGCAGTAATTTTTTTGTTAAAAAATCCAACAGTAAGCAAAGCACCAAATACAAATGGATTTATTGGAATCTTAATCTGATTAAATTTTGCTGGTGCTGTTATTGGTATTGAATACTTAGCTTTAGTGCTTTTACCTATATATATTTTGTTCATAAAATCTTTTAACATTACAGTTTTATAAGATTTTTGTTCTCTAGTTTTTATATTCCATAGATGATTTTCGCCACACTCTGCTGTTGAACCATCTGAAAATGTTACTGTATAAACATCTTTTACCCCTTGTGGATAAATACCACAAACCATAGATGTTGTTCCGTTTGGGCAACAAACCATTTCTCCATATGTAATATCGCCAATTCTTTTTGGACCATTAGCTGTATAAACTATGGCAGAGACAGGTTGTTCTTTCCCACTTTTTGGGTGTCCAGAGCATGTGATCCAAGAACCTTCTGGTATTCCACCATGCAAACCCAAGTTTAGTGCTGGAGATAAAGGTATTACATGTTTTTCTTCATCTAATAAGTCATTAGCATTTATAGCAATTCCTTTGCCATATTGTTTATCTACTTCTTTTAGAATTTTTTCAAGATTGTCACTCATTGTCTAGTTCCTTTATTCTTTTAATTAAAGATTTAGATTGTTGAAAGGTTTTTCTAATTGGAAGTTCTACAGCTTCTTTTGATTCAGTCAAGCTTGAAATTTCTTTAAAGCTTTTTTCTTCCAAAATAATTAACTTCTTAAGCCAAGGAGCACCTAATGAAAATATCTTTTTGCCTTCTTTAGATCTAAGTGCTTTAGATACAATTGCTGCATCATGATCTTTTAAGATTATATTAGCCAAATTCAATTGTTTGAAGAATTCCTTTTTCCATCTTGGTTTGTTCCAAAATTTGATAGGTAATTCTTCTAAATTTTCTTTGGCTGTTCTTTCACACATAACTTCAGCTAAGAATTGTGCTGGAGTAATCCAACCACCACCATGTCTGGATTCGTATTTGCTATCATCACTTCGTTGTTTTGCCATAATTAATCATTCATTATTACTGGATCTATAGAAAGATTTTCTAAGATCCTATCTTCTTCATTTATTACAATTAACTCAGGAACTTTTATACTTTTTATTCGTGCAACATTGCCAATTATTTCGCCAGAAACAAAAAGATTTATGGAATAATCAGATGATAACTGTCCAATTACCCCATTTGAAAAATAATAACCTTGTGCATTCTCTGGAAAAGGTTCAAAAAAATTAGACCTAAACTGAAAGTAAAGCTTTGTAATCTTTAATCCAGTAGTAGTTATGTGTTTTTTTAATCTAATCCAAGCAGAGTTTATTTCTAAATTTGGCCTATCATCATCTTGATAAACTTTTGTACCATCAGATAGTACAGCTATCCATCTAGGCTTTTCAAAAATAAAATCGTCTTCTTTAGTGCAAATCATATTTTATGCCTTGTATTCTTATATCTATCTAAGAATTCATGGTTAATATTATCTTTTTTAGAATTATTGTCATCTGCAACACCTTGTTTTTCAGTCATAGAGACTGTTCCGCTATAGACTTGAAACGCATTAGATGCTTTAGTTTTTGAAGCATTATATAGTTCTTGAATGTCTTCAATCTTAGCACCAACTTTTTCTGCTATAGATTCAATTGTTTGTAAGTGTGAGTTTGACTTTATATAAAACTCTTTAACTTCGTCAATAACAAACTTTTTATTTTTCATGCTATAGCACTCCTGTCTGCGTTTCTAATAAAAGATGTTTTTTTTGTGGTAAGATATGAGATATAATGATTAAAACATTCTTCACTAACTTTTCTATAGTGGTATTTGTTTTTGCCAGTATAATTATCAAACCTTCTTAGTTCTTCAACAAGATCTGTTTCTGGATCAAATAACTTGCTTGAACTAAAAGATGAAAGACACATTTTAACCCAATAAGAATAGGTGTTATTAGTTATATATAATGATTTTTTAGCCAAACAAAAAGGCTCATTTGGATCTATATCATTTGCATCTTTGTCATATCCGTATGACTTTATTTCTGGATCGTCATAAATTTCCATTATTTTCTCCTAGATGTTTTAAATAAAATATTATCTTCATCAATTACAATATCATCTAAATTTGTAATTTCAGTATAATGTTCTGGATTTTCTTTATCTTCAACAATGAATCCAGCAGCACGAAATATTCCTTTTATTTCTGTAATAAAACTTTTATCGTTACAGTAACAACATTCTGCTACACACTTCCAAATAAATGGCGTTCCATCACTTTTCTTTTCGTTTGGTTTTACAATCAGAACATCTACTAATGGCTTATTGCAATTGCTGCACTTTATAATTACATGCCCACCATCTACCAAACCTTCTTTTGGTTTTTCTTTTTCATCTTCTTGTTTCAACTTGCTCATTTTTTTTCTCCTTTGTCTATATATTTCCTAATGTTCTTAATCTTATCAACATTTAATATTTTGTCTTGTTTTTCAAGACCTTTTACTTTTCCAGACCTCCACCAAGGAAGCTTATTATCTGCTTCTTCTTTTTCTTTTGCAATCTTTTCTTTTATTTTTCCACCTTCTCTTTTAAAATTTTGTTCGCTTATCTGGCCTAGTGTTTCTCCACCCTTAACATAACTAATTATGCCACCAGAAAACACTTGAACCAATTTATTTTTTTTACAACTAGGACATTTTTCTAAATGACCTTCTGCAAAGGTACGAAACTGTTCTGTTGAAGCGTTGCAATTTTCACATGTGTATTCATAGGTTGGCATATTAAAATCCATTCTCTTCTTCTTCGTCTTCGTCATCATGTAAATCAACACAATATTTCATTTTCCAAGAATCATGAGTGAACTCAAGTGCTTCCGGTGGAAAGCCATCACGCATAACATTGGCATCTAAATCAAAATAAGCAACTAAAATTTCATTAGTCTCTTTATTTGTGTTAACAACAGTCATTGGCATACTTCCAGATTTTAAACAAACAACATCACCATTTTGAAATGACTCATTCATAATTACCTCTATATATATTAGTGAATTGTTAATATAGGTAGTCATAAAACATATTATACAATTCTTTGTTTAAAGTACCAATATTAAACCCGCATACTTTAAAGGTTTCTCTTTTTAGTACTTTTTATTTTTTTCTTTTTAAGTTTTTTAATCCTACAAGAACATCTTTTTGATCTTTTTAAGCTGGTTCTTATCATATTAAACACGCACCGCCAGCACAAGCCAGTTCGCCTTGTATATTTATTGTAGACTTTTCTTCTAATACATTTAAATAGTTTACTTCTGAATAACTATCTATTAGCTTATTCCATAAGTCCAAATTGTACGCATCCTTAAGTGCATAAGTGGCATACTTTATATTGGAACTAAAACACTGATCAGAGTATGTTTTGATTAATTTTTTCCACTCTTCTTGTTTTTTATCTTTTGGTTCAAAATAACCAAGAACACAAGAACAAGCATCCCACAAAGATTTAAAGTTATACTCAGAAAATTTTGGATAAATTTCATAAGCACTAGATGTGGCTTCAAAACCCCAATTTTTTATTTGTTCTTCAATTGAATAAACTGCTGTAAATGGAGCTTGATTGTAATCTTTATCTCCAGTAGCAGCTATAAGTGATATTCCAGCAAGATCTGCACGATGATCATAGATGTAGTCTTTTACCTTATCCCACTCATCATCTTGAACATGTATTGTATTAGATACATTATGATTTAATTCTTTTCTAATGCAAAGCTCTGGATTTTTACCAGAAACTACCCAATTTTTATAGGTTGAAACAACATCATTCAACATAGATATAGCATCTATTTCTTCCTTAAGTACTGTTCCATCTTGGGTTTGCACACAAAATCTTATGCAATCATCTGTTTTATTAGATGACCATACAGATTCTTCGCAAGCTTGAGGATTAACGCTTTTAAAGTATTGATAAGGAGATTCAAGCTGATTAGCTTGGACAATACGAAAATACCTCTTGCTATGGTCTGGATGAATGCCTGATGTTGAACCTAATAGTGCAGCAGAATTACCTTCTGGTTTGACACAAGTCGTTCTAGCAGCAGGGTTTATGTTTAAAATAGATGCGTACTTTTTATTTATGTTTTTTACTATTTCAGCACCTTTCTGCTGAATTTCTGGATTTAGTAATATTTTTGGATGATGCTGCATACCATTAATTGAAACGCCCAATAATGCCTCTTTACGAGCGATAAGTTCTGTAACATGACCCAAGTATGGAAAATTTGTAAAAGATGCTTGTAATGTACCAATAAACGCAGCAGCAGCACATCTTTCGTAGAAGTCTTCTTCTGAAGTTATTGTTTTTCCATTAATGGTTGATAAATTGCAGAATCCCCAACCAGAAAGACCGACCTCATCTTCTGGCATATCATCTTTGCATGACTCTTTTGTTGTTATTGGTCCTTCATATAATGACAAAGCTTTGGCTAATTCTGGATCATTTTTCTTGTAAAAGTGTTTTGTTATCCATGAAATCTCACAACATGGATTACATAGCGTGTCATAATAATCAGCAAAGAAAAATCCAGGTTCACCAAACTCTTTAGTAGCTTTAAAAAGATTTTCAAAAATTTCTTTAGAAGTATCTTTCCTGTGAAGTAACGCAGATATATTTGCCCTAGCCCTTTGAGGATTAGTAAAATACCAATCGCCAGTTTTTGCGTTGATCATTAATTCATCATCAGCAGAAAACAAAGCTATGGTTG